GACTGTGGATAGGATTTCGCGCCACTTGATGAACGGCATTGCCATCATGCCCTGCGCGACCGAGGTGGTGATCTGAAGGAGTTCCATCGCGCGCTTCTGCACAAGCGACTCGGAGACTCGCTCCATGCTGTACGCATCGACGGAAACCTCTAGATCCTCCCACCCCGGCATTCGCACTCCGCCCGTAAACTTCGGGTCGGCTTCCAAGAGGCTTTCGGCTCCTTCTCGGCCTAGTGGGAAAGCAACACGGTCATCGTGCCACATAAACCACATGACCGACCGGGCAAGGTCGTCTACTGACTCTTGGAACTGGCGCTTGAGGTGAGCCATGCGCATGGTCGCGCTAGACTCAGCCACAGCAACCTCGGTCGCAGTAGCCGTCCCTTGGATATTCCCGCGCATTGCGTCGTGGATACCCGATACCCGGTCAAGACGGTCTTGAGCCATCTGCGAATACTGCACCTGCTGTTGGGTAATTCCGCCAATCTCAAGGTTTACCACTTTGTCCTTATCGAGAGACTCAGATAGGACGATGTAGTCGTGCGGCTTATCTTTGATGTCCTGAGCCAACTTCGCATTTCGCGCATCGACCATAATAATGCGCTTATAAGCCGCCGCACTTGATCGGACGCTTGTCAAGTGGGAATTGAGATCGCCGACCTGCGACTGAATTGCCATGAGTGGCGACAGCGGGTACGGGTCATCAGGGACGGTATAGACTCCAAATACGGTGTATGGGCCTTGCCGGGGACCGAAGAACGGGATTGGCTTGCGCACATATCCGTCCCATTTCGTTGCTCCCGACCGACCTTTCACAAAGGTGTAAATAGTCCCGTTGACCATACCGGGACCGATAAGTTCGTCGATTTTCTCTGAAATGGTCTCGTCTGACTCTGGGACCCACACTTCATAAATGGCGAATTCTTTGCGGCTTTCTACGTCGCGCCCATTGTCGTTACGGATTTCATCCATGTCTGTCCCTGTCGGGATAGACATGAGCGCATCCATGTCCCATGTATCATCATTCTCTGCGAGTTCGAGGAGGTCGTTCTTGTCCATCGCATAGCAATGGCCCATAAATCGAGCATCCTCGATATTGGTTGCGCCGGGGTCCATAAAGAACCGTTCTGGGCTGATGCGGTAGACGCGAGGAAGATATGGTTCCTTTCCGTCGAACGCCCGCGCTTCTTGACGTGGCTCGCTGACTGTAAGAGCAACGCCGTAAGAAAAAAGCATGTCAGTTGCGACACGCTCTAGTGTTCGTCGCAACTTAGTGATCCGCGCCCAGCGGTTGATTGCAATCTGAAGCCGCTTCCCGACGATAAGGTCGAGCATCGGATTGCCTAGTTTGACCCGGAACTTCGGGGTGTCATAAATAATGCGCGGCAAGACCAGCGATACATATTCGTGACCGAAGTTCTCAGGGTCGTCAACATATGAATCATTTCGGTCATCGCGGAACGCTGGACCATGATATTTTTCGATCATTGACCGCAAGGACGATAAGTGCAAATCGCGAAAGCGTTCTGCGCCTTCTATTTCTCGCCGCATTGCAGAAAACGAAAGATCAAGCATGGGTTACCTATTAGTTACTTTCCGCCAGCCGGAGGAAGACCGACTTGTGACCGCTTAGCCTTGGCCGCGACAAAGGCTGCTTTGGATCGAGCGCCTACCTTACGGACATTGTTTGCAGCCATTCCACTGCCGCCATCCTTTCCGCCGTTCTTCGCACCGCCTGCGCCGTATCGAGACTTCGCTTTCATCGCTGAGCCTTTCCGCCACCGCCCGACGGGATGGTGGCCGTTCCCGAGGTCTTGGCTCGGGTGGTCTTGAGGATGGACGCCTTGGAAGTAGCGGCCGACTTCACGACTGGACGGGGCTTTGCCTTGGACTTCGCCATGTTCAACTCCTGCGCTTTGCGCACTTCTTGCAGTTTCCGTTCATCTTGCGCCCCGCCTTCGCAAGGGGGGTCTTCGCCTTACCAGACTGATGCATCTTCTCATGCATTAATCGTTCACGCTGAGATGAAATTGGTGTAGCCATTATTTGCCCCTGTTTTTTTAAATTAATCTTCCACTACTGTTGTAGTGCCAGTGTAAGTAATTTCCGTAAGTTCTAGTCGGGCAACCCATCGAGTAGTCAATGTTGTCGAACCAGTTACGTTGATTAGTAAATTACCACTACCACCAGCAGCAGCAACCGCAGTCCAACTAGAAGCGCCTGCGTCTTTTCCTAAGACTACAACAGCCGGAGGCGTACCAATAATACTAGCGGTTCCTCCTACATTTTTAATGGCTCCACTTATTTCAAATGCTGCGTTATCAGGTGTAGTTGATCTTCCCATCACAATGCATTTGAATGCCCACGCAGTCGCAGAGGGCATGAATAACAAGTTTCCTTGGGTCAACATAGCAGCGGTCGTATTTGCTGCTGTTTCAACCTTTAGAACAAGTACTGAAGATTGGATTGCTTCGCCAGCAGTCAATACACCGCCGCCAAACACATCTGCTCCCCATAGGTCTGACTTGGCATCTTGACCAGCACCGACACTCCACTGTCCATTAATTCGGTTTCCTGAACCGCCAATTATTGTTCCGTAGTGCTTATCAACAATGTTGTTATATCCACCAACTACGGAGGCGTAGGTCGAAGTATTTGCTGAGCCTATTTCATTTAATTGGCCACCACCAATAAATCCAGCGAGACCGCGTTGAGTGGTTCCAGAACCATTTGAAATTTTATTTGAAGTTCCACCTGCAATTGTCGCATTGTTTGAGCAGTTAATAATGTTGCCGTTTCCTCCACCAATTGTGGAAGAACTTACGGCTGTACTACCACTGTCTTGCGGGGTCAAAATGCTGTTGTTATTTCCACCAGCAATTACAGAAAAGCGGTTTTCAACCGTATTCGTATTTCCGCCGCCAATAACTGCGTAGTTCCCATATCCCTTGTTTAGATACCCGCCACCAATAACAACACCTTCACCTTTCGCCACGCCGGAAACAGTCGTTACTTCTTGGATGAGGCAATTGTTACCGCCACCAATAGTGTTGTAATCGCCATTTCGGATTTGGTTGTAACTTCCGCCAACTATGGTGCTGTGAGTTGGTTGGGTAGTTCCAGACCCGACTGAAATTGAAGTAGGTAACTGACTTGTGTCGCCGTTTAGGAAAATTCGGTGATGTGCGCCTCCAAGAATTTGAGACGCAATTGTTGCAGTTCCATCGGCTCCAAAAGAAGTTGCGTTACGCCCAATAATGTTGTCGTAACCGCCAACAATCGTTCTAAGGGCCGAGTTACCGTTAATTAGGTTTGGGAACGTAGTGTTTCCCCCACCTAAAATAACGTTAGACCAAACATTTGCGTTTGTAGTAGCGTTCTCAATGTCGTTAGCAGAACTATTCAGCGTGTAGTTCAACTGAGTAGTCGTGCCTCCTTCGACTACAACGCCTTCAATAGATCCACCAGAACTTTGTACAGAACCGCTGGCAATTGCTGACGTTCCATCAAACAGAACGTACGACTTCGCTTGCTGACCAGCAGTAATAGTTCCGGCTACAAACGGACTTTCGATAACACCCAAAAAGATACCCAACGCTGGAGCGGACGTTGACTGCTGCGTAAGGCGTCCACCAGTATTATCTGGTCCAATGAGTGATCCTCGTACAAGATTCGAGGACGTGGCAAATACAGTGGCTTCGACGAGTCCGGAAACCATGACTTGAACACGTTGCCCTGCAATAGCCCTTGAATTTGAAACTCCCCAAATACCAGACGAAGGATTTGATGCTGGGCTTTTGATGACAACATTAAACGGGCATCGTTTGTTGTCAAAGTCAGTCAAAAGACTGGTGTCGGTGTACGAAGAGGTATCTTGCAAGTCAAACATTACAAGATCGCCAATTTCAAGATTTGAAGCCGCAACGACGCTGACCGAAATCTGATTGGGATTTAATCCACCAAGATTACCTGATGGAAGAATTGGCATTGTCATCGCTTGCTCCTGTTGTTTGACTTGCTCGTAACACGCAGATTTGATTTGCGGTTATCTCTTGGGTTGCCATTCTTATGATCGATGTCCTTGCCATCGCCCTTTGTCACACGACCTTCACGTTCTGCTTCTGCTCGAACACGATTTCGTGATGCGCGATCCTTCTTCGATTTCTCGGAGGCATGGAACTTTGCATACTCGGCCTTGTAGTCACGGGACTTCACTTTTTTCGGCCCCAGTTGCGCTTCATATCAGAGTACGCCTTATCGGTGACCGTTGATTTCGACTTAGAACGCGAAGTACCAGCCGCCTTGCGGCGGTTGATATTGCCTACTAGAGAGTTTTTCTTCGCAGCCATGTCAGCACCCCCACCTTTTTCGTGCTGCCTTGCCGCGTTCTCCAGTCCAACCAGACGATCTAGAACAAAAACTCTTGTGACGAGGGTTGTCCTTGTCCTTTGTCGGAGCCTTTAAGTTCGATCCAGTCTCACGGTTGTACTTCGCTCGACCCTTCGCGGTCAGCCCAGCGCCTCGCGACACAGGCAACTTCTCTCCACGACCTACAGACAAATTTGAATCACGCTTTTTCATCGGCGAGGCTCATTCTTTCTCTTACTGTCGTCGGTTTCCTTCTCCTTCTTCTCCTTCTTCTCTTTCTTCTCACGCAAATCTTCAAAGGGTCGCGTAATTCGCATACGTTCACCACCGAGAGTTACGGCACCACGGAAAACCGTGCTTAACACAGACCTTCCGGGTCTAGGAGCACTCATTTGCCGCCCTTAGGCTTCAAACGCTTCGGGCCACCCTTACCTCCACCCTTACCGTTCCCCGTGGAACCTTTTGGAGAAGACTTACTCGCTCCAGAACGCTTCATCATCATCTCACCAGCGTTCATCTTACGGCTAGGTCCATAATTCATTTAAATACCTCGTTGTGCTTGAGTATCGCGCCCAAAGAATCCTCCGGAATAGGAGATTCAGTAGACATACTACTCGACCCTTCTTCGCAAAGCATCAACGCACCAGCCAAAGCAATAACCCTGTCCCCGTGAGATTCACGCGCTCCAGAAGATAAGTCCCGGACAGAACCAGACTCAATCCCCCCATCCTCCAAAATCACATAGTTCATCATCTCCCGTAACGTCTCCTCGCTCGGAACACGCACAGAACCCTGACTGATCGCCCTAGACAACGAACCAAGCAGCGTCCGCTTCGCCCTACGGCTGCTGTTCCAGCCATATCGGATAGTCAAACGCTCCGTCGTAGTCCCCTGTATCCGCTGACGGTACACAGCGTGATACCCAATACGAAGGAAATCATGGTGCATCGCCGCACCCGGACCATTCACCTCCCAACCAATCATCGGAAGCCTCCGGCCACGGTAAGTCGTCATCGCCACCTCCACCATCTCCTGCGCCAAGTCATGCGGAGGAACATTCGGATCCGCAAACTCAGCCACCACCTCGCGACTGTCCGCGTCCATCACGCAAATAGCCGCGTTCGCAGACCCAGTCCCATACGACGGATCTGCAAATAACACATATTCACACACGGAATCGCCGTGGCGGAACACACGCCAACGACCATTTGGGTCCGACACGAACCGACCACGAAGCAATTCACACTTTTCACCGGGCATGGCAAACTCGTTCAAATGAGATGTCACCACACCCGGCGTAAAGAAGTTCGAACCACTTCCAACCTCCGTCGCAAAGACATTCTGAGCCATGTCAACCGTGTCACGACGCTTTAACTGCTCCCCAAGCCAAGGTGTCCATACATACTCCCCACCAGCAGTACCCGTCACACGACCGTCCACGTCCACACGAGTCTCCGGATGAGAACCCTTGAACGGATGATCCGTATACAACAACTCCACCAGCCTCGGATCACCCTGAGTCCTAGCCATCCTCACCAACGTCGAATACTGCGTACCACTCCCAAGTGGGGTACTCACAGCAATACGACAAGCAGAAGCATCCGCCGCAGAACGCCAAGCCGCCTCAGCATCACCCATCGACGCAAACTCGTCAAACAAAATCAAAGTCCTACGACCGCCACGGCCAACATGCGCAGTACTCGCCTGACCAACAATCGTCGCCCCAGACACCGGATTCCTCAACATCATGTGCTGACGAGTGTCCGAACCCCTCCGTAACAACTCATCCGCAGCCCCCGGCAACAACCAAGAAGGCTGACTCTGCAAAAGAAAGTCCACCTTCCACATCAAACTGTCAGGATCGCCGGGACGGTCAACACCATCCTCCACACGACTCACCAACAACGATTGCCAACCCTTAAATAACCACCCCCAAGAAGATACAGAAGCCAAAAGCCAACTCGCACCCATGTCGCGACTCTTACGAATAACCACGTCACGACCGTCATTCACCGCATTCACAACCTCACGAATCGCCATCTCCTGACAAGGCCACAAAACAAACGGCCGATTCGGCCTCTGACTAGGTACCTCCCGACCACTGGTAGGGTCAACCTCCTTCGGAGCGTAAGTCCAACCAGTCAACCTCAACCACAAGCAAATGTCCTCCGCAAACGCAGCACGGAAATCCGCCTGCGCAATGGAGTCAGTACCCGTTGCATCCAAGAACTTCTTCCGTAACCGTGTAATTTCAGACATATATGTCCAAGTTCAGAAGCCAGTACCGTGATGAGGCAGGGGGGTATTAGATACAAGGTACCCGGCGCGCGCGCTCGCGGGGGGTGGGTGGGGGCCTGCCCGTGCGTGCGTGCGTGCGTGCGTGTGCGTGTTGCGTGCGTTGCCTTCCACCGTCGCCGTCACGACTGCCACTCCGCGAGGAGGAGCCGCGCCCTGCCGCCCTCACCGACGTCGGCAGATAGCGTCGTCCGCTGATCCACCTGCACCGACGCCCGGTCACGGTAGACATCGGGCCTCAGCCCCTTGAGCCTGAACTGCAGCAGCGTGACCTGCGCAGGGGTCGCGTCGATCTCCCCGGTCGCGATGGCGTCAACGATCCCCTCCAGTCTCGTGGCCGTCTCAGCGCTCGTCGCGTCGTGCCGTGCAGCGAACTCCGGGTACAGTCGCCGCCACCGATGCACCTGCGCATCACCCACACCCGCCGCCTCACAGGCCGCACGCCATCCTCCAGCACCCACGGTTTCGAGCCAAATCGCCATTTGCCGCTCGCGCTTATCGGCCATCGCAGGCGGTTCCACGCTCTCCGGCAGGGAATCGAACAAAATTGTTGTTGGAAGTTGCTTTGCCATAACGACCACATACTACGGCACTTGTGGACATCTTGGAAGAATCGTTAAAGCGAAGTTCTCGAAAAAGCCGAAGAAGCACTTGCATCACCACAAACGTGGTGTATTGTGTGGGGGTCGAGGCAACCCCTCGCCATCTTTGACAACCTAATCCGCACCACGCACTGCCAGTGCTTTCCTTCGGGCGATCCTCGTCGAGTCGAGAGCAGCAGCGTGATTCAGTGCGAGGACAGAACGCGAACCAAACCAACCCTCAGGCTTCGGGGGACACCCCGCTGTCTGACTTTGTCTGACCTCTCCCAACCCCCGTTCTCGAAAGGAACCTGACCATGATCACCGACTGCACCAACGAGACCGCCACGTTCTTCGACCGCATCAATGCCCGCGAAGTCGCCATGATCCAGTCGGGCTATGCGAACTGGTACGAAGTGACCATCGCGCAGCGCACCGCCGA